TAAGACAGCTATTTCGTTTATTGTAAATGTTTTCGGATTCTGTAATCGTGTTTTTAGTGTCGGCATAGTGCAACCCAATGTTTTACAAACATCATAGCGCTTTAATTTAAGGCGCTTCATTTCGTTATTAAAATTTTGTTCAAACATATTTTTATATTTTATTTACGCAAAAATAAAAAAAAACTTTTAAATAAAAAAATTATTTTAAAAAAACCGCCGAATAACTAAAAGTTAAACGACGGCCGACAAACAAAAGGAAAAGAAAAAAGTTAGTTAATTATACGAGTTACTGTAACATCGTCATCATTGTTTGGTAAATGTGATTTAACGGAATATTGCGCGTTTTTTACGTCATAGGTTAATCCATCTAAAACATTAGATTGATGATCAGTTTCTATGCCTAGCCAGGAAAACCATATTTTATTATGAAATGACATTGGCACTCGATTAACATTTCTAAAAGTTCCAGTATATCTTGAGACATATTCTCGATAATCATTAGCTACATTTTGACCTAAAATAGTCATAAGAGTTTTTGAATTTGGCTTAAAAGTAAATACCGGAAAATGGTCTCTTGTTCTATAGTATCCAAATTTTTGATCCGCGAGCCTAGTTATTTTTTGAATTGATGTATTAACGCCGTTACCGGTTAGTTTAGATACAAAAGTTTGAGAGCTTTCGTCTGCTGATGACTTAGACTGGTCTACTAAAAAATTATCAAAATAGGTAGTTTCATAGTCGGAATCGCTGCAAATAACGTTTAAAATTAAAAACCTAATTGATGAACTCGTTGAGCTGTTGTCGGGTAAACCTTGGTCGCTTAATTGTACGCTTAAATCTACCCATTTATTAAGTGATGAGACTGTTACCTCATTAACTGGAGCTGATGCCTGAAACTCTTTAGCGACATTATTCCATCTTCTAGCTGATCCGTTTAAAGTTGTTGATATTACATATTGTATAGTTGCCGTTGTTGTTGTGCTTTGCGATGTAGGCAACGATAAATAGTATTTTAATTTGCACGAAAATTGATTATATGACACCTCTTGAGGATTAAAAGTCGGCGTATCAAAATAAAACATTTCTGTTGATCCGGTTATAGGAGCTACATCTGATAATTTTAACGACCTTTTACCTTTAAAAGACACCTCATCCGTTGCTATTTCTGCGTATGGTGTAGTTACACCTATGCTGATTGTTTTTTCTTCTATAGTAAATCCGAAATCGCCATACTCAAACCCAGCATTATAAAAAGCGTTTTTTGTTTTTATGTAATTTCCGGTCAGTTGCACCTCTGACGCTGGCTGTAAATACTCCCTTGTTAAATTGCTTCCTACTGCCTTTAAGTCTGTTGTACTATAAAGTACTTGTTTTCGTTCGCTCGCTATAGAAGCGCCTAAATAGTTGTATTTTCTAAAGTCTAAAAACTCTTTGTTAGTGCTTTGAAATTGTGTTAAAATTTGCGCCCTAATTGCTGTTGGCGTTCCTCCTTGTTGAAGTTCATTAAAAATTAAATCTTTAACGTAATAATCAAACATATTAGTACCCTCTACGATATACCATTTATTCATAGATTGAAAAATCCGTAAATTAAATTGTTTTAAAAGAAGTTCTAGCTGAAATTTAGCAGTATTTAAAGCAAAATCTGCGCTCATTTCGTCGTATCCAAAATTCAAAGTAGTTAATTGCTCAAAATCAAAGTCTGCCGCTGGGCCGTATTGCCTAAATTTAACATCTGAAGCGATGTAAATGTCTAAATCTAAATCTAAGTTTTGCAATATTTCAGATATTCGCTCTATGTTTGTTGTAGTTACTGGCGCGTTATTGCTATTGTAGCCATTAGGCGCGTTAAAATTGTTTAAAGTACCTAAACCATCAAAAGCATTAAAAGATACGCCAAAAGGCGTAGATGTTATTTTTTCCTTATACCTATCAACGACCAAAAAACCCGACCAATAAACCGCCCAAACGTCAGAGCTTGTGTAATCGCTTAACGCATTGCCTAAACAATTAATACTTTCAGTCTGTCCACCATCTGCCGACACCCTATCTGAGTACGCGTCTGCTTGCGTTTGCGCGTAAGATATAATTACTTTATACTCTCGCTCGTCAAACTTGTAAAAATCGTCGTATGTGACCGAATCAGTTACCATTAAATTTAACTGACATTTAGATCCGATAATAGGTTTATAAAAATCGTCAGAAGATTGCCACGAAATAACTACCGGCGAGCTTGTGCCTATTACTGGTAAAACGCTACCGGTGTAGTCTTTTTTATGTATTTCTATTTTCTTGCGATATCCTAAGACATCCGAAAACTCTAATCTATATTTTACGCCGTATGCCATATCTAACCTCCGTAAATTCTATCCGCTGTTTCTTGCGCCCTTTGAATTGCTATTAATAAATCTTGTCCATCTACACGAACTTCGCCGGTTACGTTTAAGTTTCCGCCCATTCTGCTATCTCCGATCAATGATTTTAATTTGTTTAAAGGCGAGATAACTTCAGGATTTGACTTTGCGCCTGGATACTCTCCCACTAATCCCATTGTAGGGCCGCTAATTATACCACCATTTGCAAAAGCCGTAACACCACCGCCGCCACTAATAGCGCCTGAATTTACAGAACCGCCTCCGATGTTTCCTGATATTCTACCTCCACCTCCGCCGCCGCCAAAACTTGAGAAAGCCCTAGAAATTAACGCAGTCGCTCCAGCAATTAATGCCGGAAGCATAAACGCAGCGGCTGGCCCAAATGACTTAGCCGTTTCCGATCCCGATGTAACTGCGTTAGACATTGAAATTTTTAAGTTATGCCCGACAATTTTTAAAGCGTCTTTGGCTAAAGTTCCAACAAAAGCACCTAAAGCCGATTTAGCACCTCCAAAAGCATTACCAATTGAATTACCAACAGCAGCAAAAGACTGACCTACAGCGCTATTAATTTGTTGTACTGCTCCCATAGCTTGCTGGAGGGACATTGTAAAGCCCATAAATCTAGCTTTCTTTTCATTATATACAGCGTTTTCGGCTTCAGCTTGTGCCGTATCAAATGCTTTTTGTTGTTCAACTGTCAATAAATTATTATCGGCGGCTAATTGTCTTAATTCATCGTATTTAGCTTTTATTTTTTCAATCTCTAAAACTTTCTGCTCTTCATCGCTTAAATTTGTAGCGTCTGCAAATTGCTGCTTTATCTCTAAAAGTCTATTTTTCTCTTCTGAATCTATTTGAGTAAGCGCCGCTGTTTTTGCTCTTTGTAGTTCCTTTTCTTGCTCTGATCCTTCGGCTACTTTACTTATTAAATCGTCGTAATATTGTTGAGTTTCTAGCTTTCTTTGCTGATATGCTTGCGCGTCGTTAGTTATTAATGCTTGGTTTATTTCTGCATTTAGCGCCTTTAATTTCTCGCCGGCTTCAGGATCAAACTTAGGCGTTGTAGTAACTGTATTTGTAGTAGATGTGTCATCTGTTTTGCTTTCTTCTTCGGGTTCTGTTTTAGTTTTAGCAGTTATTACAATTGGCGCTATAGTTTTTTTCTTTAGCGATTCTTTTAACTCATCTAACAAGGTAGTACCTAAACTACTGGCATCTGTTTTGATTTCGTCAAAAGCTGTTGTAAAACTACTAGAGATTCCGTTAGTAAGTGTATTAATACCGTTTTGTATTTTGTCAGTATTACCGGTAAAAATACCTACTAAAATATCACCAACAGCTCCGAGCGATGAATGAACAGCATTAGCAAATAGTTTAACAATTTTTATAAGTGTTTGAAACACAAATTTACCAACGACTAACGCACTTTTGAAATGATATATAAGATAATTAATTGACTGCTGAAAAGGTTTTGAGCTATTGTAAAGTTCTATAAAATAATTAGCTACATCGACTAGAGCTTGCTTTATTCCAGCCCAATTTTTATAAATTACTACAGCAATTGCAGTTAATCCGGCAATAATTAAACCAATAGGCCCCATCATAACAGTTAACGCCGTACCTATTGCTGGCGCTAAAGTTACTAAAGTTCCTAAAATATAAAGTACTGGCCCAAGTGCCGCAGCAATTCCAGCAAAAACAATAATTAATTTTTTTGTTGTTGGACTTAATTCTGAAAACTTTTGTAATAACCCATTAGCAAAAGACACTAACTTTGTAAACATTGGTAAAATAACTTGTCCGAATTTAGCGGATAATTCTTTTAATGATTCTTGAAATATACGCATTTGGTTAGCTGCTCCGTCGCTTGTTCTTCCAAAATCTCCTTGCGCGTTTGCTGTTTTGGCTATAATAAATTGATATCTTAGTGCCACCTTTTCAGCTTGCGACATTGTTTTTATATTTGACGCGATGCCTTGTTCCATTGCAAACTGTTTTAAGTTTGCCTCAGTCATTACAATACCTAATTTTTTAAGAGATTCTGTCTCGCCAGTAAACACGCCGGCTAAAGCTGTTGTAGCTTGGTCTATTCCTATGTTTTTAAATGATGCTAAATCTCCAGCCAATCCAACTAAAGAAGTACTCATATCGGCGGCGGCCGGCCTTGTTAAACCCATCGAGGTAGCCATATCTCCAAATAAAGCGGCCATATCTAAAGCAGAACCCTCGGCAATACCAAACTGTTTTAATGTAGTTTGCGCAAAGTCTTTTACTTGTTGTTTAGAGTTTCCGAAAGCTACATCTACTTTATTCATTGACTCTTGAAAGTCACTAGCGAATTTAATAGCAGCACCTCCGGCTACCGCTAAAGGAAGAGTTAAACCTATGGATAAGTTTCTACCGGCGTTTTTCATCGCAGTACCAAACGCCGAAACTTTTGTATTTGCTTGCTTTAATGCGCTTACTAATTTAGAAGCGTCTCCGGTAATTCTAACCTTTAAATTTTGATCTACCATATTTTTAATATAATAACAAAAATACAAAAAAAAAGACGTCTTATTTAAACGCCTCTTTTTTACTCATTGCCTCGTATTTCTTCAAAAAATCGTTCATTTCTTGCTTTGTAGATTTAGCCTCAAATCTTTTCTTTTTTCGCTCTTCATCTATAGGTAAATTAAATAAATCCTCCGGCTTTATCATTTGTGATTTCTTTTCACATTTCGCATTGTGTATCATTGTCGCAATATATCGAGTTTGCTCCCAAGATAGATTGGTTTTTTTATGATAGCATTCTGCTAATAGCGCGTTTTCTCTCCACGTTTGCCGCCAAAATTCGTTAGGCTTTAATCCGATTAAACCGATATAATAATCGGTTAAAGTATCAAAATCTACCTTTTCTTTGACGGCTGGCGCTTTCCCTTGGCAGGAGTTTCGCCGTTTAAACTATTACCTAAAATTTTAGATTGCAGCATAGTCTCAACAATAATGTTAATTTTTTCAGCGTCTAACTCATCGAGCCAAGTACCAACAGAAAAAATGTTATAATCGACCTCGTTGCCTTGCTCCTGGTCGTTTGCTAAAACTGCTGAATAAACTAAGGCCCTTAATCCTTTTATAGATATTCCGTTTTGAAAAGTTTCGCCTATTTCTTCTAAAGAAATTCCTAATTGCTCAGTAAATTCACTCCAAAAGTTCATAGAAAAATGTAGCGTGCGTACTTTGTTACCGATTTTTACATCTATGTAACCTCTTTTTTTGTTTGTCATTTTTAAAAAGTTGTTTATTAATAAAAAAGCCGCAGCCATAAAATGACGGCGGCCTATAAGATATAACTAATTAATATTAGTTAGTGGATTTTACAATCGCTCCGGTAATAGTTAAAGATCCGCTATAAGTTACAGCGCTCTCCATTTCTGCTGACATTTCAACACTAGATAAAAAAGCTTCAGCGGTGTAAATTGCGTCTCCAGCCTCTGTAGTTCCGAAAATACAAGTTAATTGAGTTCTAGCTAGTAAATAGTCGTTCATCTCTATCACGTTAGCTGTATCGTCGTAGGCAACTAATCCCTCGAAAGAAATTTCTCCACCCTTTACGCCTCCAATGTACTCAGAAAATCCGGCCGAGTCTTTTGTAGTTGCTTCAGGCGTGTCCATTGAGATAGACATAGAACAGCTAGTAGTATGTCCAACGGCTGTACCTTCTATTTTTAAGATTAAATTTGTTCCGTTAAATACTCCAGTAGTAGCCATTTATTATAATTTTAAATATTATTAATTTTCTGTAAATATACAAAAATTATTAATTAGTATATTTTAAGATGTTAAAGTAGTTAATTCGCTATTTGTTTTAACTGTGTTAAAAACTGCGGCCCTATGAATGTTAATATTATTCATACTTGTAGTATTATTATAGATCTTATTTATTATATTTAAAACGCCAGTAGGCGCGTTAATAGTAACGCTTGAACCATTAATAAATACTTTTGTTTGTGTTGCATCATAAGAAATAGCAATTTTACATAAAGTTCCAGGATTTAAAGTAAAACCATTTGTTATTAATCCTGATGCGCTTATATTATCGCCGTAAATGTTAATAGTATTGTCTGTCGGAACTTCTAATCGTAAAGAATTACCACCGGCGGAATCTTCAAATCGTAGCAATTTAAAAAAATCGCCATTTTTACCATTATAAGAAAACCATAATACAAGCGTTGATGTATTTGCTGGAAATGTTACAGAACTGCTAAAGTCTGAGGTAAATGGGCCGTCTGAAATTCTAGAAGATGTAGCGCCTTCAGTTTTTATGTATGAAGATGCGAAAGACGTATTTTCCGCTTGCGCTTGAGCTACATAAATAGTATTGGCATCGTTGCACAAAACCCGCGGAAATGTACCACTAGACGAAGTATGTGTAAACCTTTGCCATTCTGTTGTTACTGTTACTGTTGAGGTATCTGTAGAAATAGCGCCAATTTTTACGCTTTGTGTTCCGGTTTCTGTTTTTAAATAAATTGATTGCGTTATTTCTCCGGTCGATGTTACTTGTATTTCTATTCTTGCGTTTGCTGTGCCATCAAAAACAATTTTAGCGGCGTTTTTAGTGCCATCAGGCGAAGTAATAAAATTATTTGCTACAACAGCATTACCAATTGTTGCCCATTGGCTAAAATCGTCAGAATAGGTTATAAGGTTTGTACTTTGCTTTTCTATTGCAATGTGTGGACATCCGTTAGAAACTCCGCTAATCGGATTATATGATAAACTAGGTACGTTTGCTTGTACTTTAGTTATTAATCCATTTTTTGCAATTCTATTTTTTATCGCATTACGAGTAAATGTAAAATCACCAGTTCCGTCTGTCGGAAAAATAGAATAAATTTTACTAGCTTTAACGCTTGTAGGCTGTAATAAAAAAACTGCATCATCTAAAATTGACATATTTTTACTTCTTTCTTATTTTCTCTAAAGTCCTTGCACCAAAATAACCACCATAAGCCAACATTAATAGATTGCCTAGTAGTGATATCCATTGAGCATCTATTTTAAACCTTTCTAAAGAGCTATCTAATATTACATAGATAAATAGACTAAGAGTCAAAAAAGCTAAACACATTGGTCTTATATTCCTAGCTAAAAAAGAGTCTGCTTTGTTGTCGGACTCCCATCTTTTTGTTACCTCTTGCATCTCGATGACATCTTGCTCTAACTCTTTTACAAGCATTTCTTTCTCTAATGCAGTCAGCTCTTTGCTTCCTCCGATGGCTTCTAAAATGTCAGAGACTTTGCCTCCAGTAATAGCGTCAAATACTGGAGATACT